ACAACTGTTCCTGCAGGAACAGTAATGTTTCCACTAGAAGAGTTTGTAAATTTTACTGATACTGTTGCAGACTTATACCCAGCAGGTGTGAACCCGTATGTTCTAGCAAGGTTAAATACGCTGTCTCGTTGAGTAGCTGTAGACAAGAATGCTTCGTTTGCAACTCGGTCAATATAGAAGGACATTAAATCGCCCATATAGGAAAATGCTTCCACTAAAGCCAATCCAAAATCTGCTGGATTGTTTGCAGTCCAAGAAGGTAACCTGTCTTGAACACGAGCAATCATCTCGTCACGAATGGAGTAATAGTCACGACTTGTGTAGTCTACTGAAATAGGGATAGACGACGGTGGGGTAATTGTCATAGGTTCTCCTGAATTGCTGGATTAGTGCCATCAATATTAATAAAAGCAATTGTTGTTTCTGTTTGTCTATCGTCTGGCAAAGAGTATAGAACGGTTATGTTTAACATGTCAGAATACTCATCATAAGTAGTTGATACGCTATCTAAGCTTAATTGGTCAAGTTGAGTAGAAAAAGCATTTTTAACTTCTGATTCTATTAAGCTCTTTGCTTCGTCAGCTGTTTCCATAAACGCAGACGGAATCAAACTACCGAAAGTTGGTCTCATAACTCGTTCATTAAAGTTAGTTCCTAATACAGAACGAACTCTGTCAGCCCAAATTTTGTCTTGGGTATCTGCAATGGTTACAGACCCGTAGGAGTCTATAGAAAAAGGCACAGCCATAGCGCTTTCCATTACCCTACCCACTTTCTAGGAAAAGACTTGTAGTTTGCGTTTCCTTGGTTGAATATTTGTGTTGGAGCACTTAGTTTAGCAGGAGTGCTTTTGACCTTTATGCCTGTAACAGTTTCAAGAGGTATGTTTCTTGTACCGGAAAGTGTTGGGGATGAGGTTGGACGATTTGCGCTTGTTTTGTTTTGTCCAACTCCATCTGTCATACAGGTAAATTCAGAAATATAACGTCCATCCATAAACCCTGTGTGAGTAACAGTTTTTACCACCCAAAATCCATCGGTTGATTCTCCTGTTCCTTCTATTTCTACAGTTTTATAAGGAGCAATACGTGGGTCTCCTTGCGCTTGCGCTTCTGCGTGATGAGAGAATCTTGAGAGTTCAGCAAATGCAGTAGCCATTGCTTTAGCTTCTGCAGGACTATCCACTACTCTTGAAGGGATTATTTCTTGGAATAAAGAAGCTGAAGAAGAACGACGGATGTTTTTTCCAACCTTGTCTGGTGACGCCGTGTAGCTAAATGCTTTACCAGTGATACTGTCTATACCAGAAATAACTTTATCTTTTTTAGAATTATTGGTTCCTTCGTGCATGTCTCCCGATACTGGTTTAAACACATCCAATGTTTGTCCATCTATCATGGTTCCTGAACTGTAGTGAACGTCCTGAAACGACAGTACTGGAATAGAAGTCATAAAAGCATCAATCATTTTATCAATTGGGTGAAAATGAAGTTCTACACCGTAAATGTGCGCAACGTATCCAACTCTGTTAGCAAGTTCTTGTATCTTTTCCCAAAGAGTGTGACCGGTTAAGGACTGTTGAGAAAATCTAACAGGACTTTGCGTAACAAAAGGTTTTAGTTTTGCTGTTTTAGCAATATCTGTAACAATTTCTGACGCAGTTTTATTGTTCCAAACTTTTGCTCCTCCAGATTTAAGGTTAAATCCAGTTCCTAAACAAGTCATTACGGTGTCACGTTGTTGAGTTGTTTGCGTTACTGTTTTTACATTAAACATGTGTCCGTAAAATTCGCCTTTTGCTCTTCCTGTTTCCCAAACAAATTTAACTAGTGCACCTGTTTTAAAAACTTTTTGAAAAAAAGGATTAATTACAGGAAAAGTTAGTTCAAGAACATCGTGTTGACCTTGAGCTTGAACTAATCTAAATTTTTTTGGCTGAACTTTAAAAGACGGAAAGTCTGGAAAAGTAAGAGTGTATGAAGTGCCATACCGCATTTGCCTTGTGTTTCTAGACATTTGGAATCCGTATAGTGGTTCCTGGAGGTATTTGAAATGGGTTTAAAATTTCTGGATTAACATCCATAATTCTCCACCAAAGTTCTGGGTCGCCTAAAAACCGATTAGCAATCCCCTCTATTCTATCAACTTCGTTTACTGTGTAAGCTGAGTAGTCAATGATGTAAGCAGGCCAAGTTCTGTAAACTGCTTGTTCATGAGACTGTGTGTACTCCCGGTACACAACAGGCAGGGTTCCATCAATGTATCTGCTGTCAGAATAAATCATGTGGTTGTTTTCCTACCTTTCTTACTTGTCAGCGTTTTTAGCGATGTCAGAGTAGTTTAACTCTGGGAATCTTCTACATGTGAAGTTTACGGTAGACCAAATAGGAATCATTCTTGGATTAAATATGATGTGATTAACTTGAACATCTGTAATTTGAACACGGTAGCGCATTGCATTTCCTAAATGAAGCTCTAATGGGAATTGAAGCATAAATCCCATATCATTAGTTTTAAGCCCACTTACATCAGAGGTATGGTCTAAAAATGCGTAACCATTAATTGCTTTCATTAACCACTCTATGTCATACATTGTTCCACGTTCGTAAATCATTTTACGGTCAGCTTTAGGAACGTCGTAAGAATACGGGTTTTTACCTATGTAGTTACCATCTTTGTCTAAATACGACATATCTTGAATTCTATTTAGTGGAATCCAAAAACTAATAGATGAGTTCATCGTTCCTGGAGCAGAAGGAACAATAGTGTCCAAACCTTGAAGTAAAGCTTGGTTATTTGTAAAAGAAGATTGACCCCAAGACATATTTACCGTTTGAGGGTTGTAAAGAAACCTAAAACCATACATTTCGCTTGGTACTTTGCGTTTTTGTTTTGCTAAAGATTGTTTAATACTTTGCATTGCTGCAGAAGATTTCCAAAGATATCTGTCCATTTGAAAAGCTCCTTTTGAAGCTTTTTGGTTGTACCCACTAGCTCCCCAAGCATTTTTTACATTCTGATAAGCTTTTAAATCTACGCGAGCAAAAACTCCACTATCATCAATAAAATTTGCTTTATTCTTACCGTCATCTCCCAAAGGTGTGTTTGTAGGATTAAACAACGCGTCATTAACCATGGGTGCGTTATAAACATACTTACCTGTGTATGGAGCTGTTTTTTTCCAGTCTAAAGCAGACGCAGGAGGTGTATACCCTCCCGTTCCACTTGTTGGAAACCAGAGTGTTTGTTTTGTTTTTGGCGATGTTGTGCTTAAATTTTTAGTGAACTCTCCTCCTGGAGCTACTACTGCCGACCACTTCCAAAGCCAATCTAATACACTCATTATGATTTTCCAATCGCTAGAACCGAATTGTCGTTAGCTAAAATTTCTTTTACTTTTTTAGCAAAAAGTTGCGCTTCGTTATCTGAAGCGTTAGAAATACTTAAATTAATAGTAACATTGTTCGTAGTCTCACCTGTAGTAGAGATAGCAGGGTAGTTTTGGTTAGTTAACTGTACAGGCATTTTTTTGCGAGAGTTGCTGCCGGAAACGCTTGCTCCAGTTCCAGGAGTTCCTCCGCCTTTACCTTTAATCTTAGTTCCCCAAGATGAGTGGTTAATGTTGTTAACTACCGTGTCTAATGGAGCATTAGTACGCAAAGCCTCTACAATTGCAGTGTATCCACGTTCTTTTGCACTTTTTCCGGTTAAAGTGTTGTATGTAGCATCTACACCTTGAGTTAAAGATACGTAAGATTGAACTCCAACTGAGTTAAAGTCTGTTGACCCAGGCATTTCGTACGTTGTGTTCATTGGGTTAAAAGCGTTATTTTTTGTTCCACCTTCCCAGTGCATCCATGTGGTTAACGCTGTTGTGTTTTGCGGCGTGATTGGTATGCTGAGTTTAGTGAGTAATGCTTTAGCAAATTCTTGGTCTCCAGCGTTTCCAGCTTTTGGATTTACCGCTCTTACGGTTGAGCCGCCTTTTCCTTGGGGTTTTCCTTGCCCGTTAGTGCCCGCATCTCCAGGGACGTCGGCAAGAGCACTTAAGTTAATAGGGCTAGAAAAAGCACCGTCAAAAGTAGATGGGTCAACAGGGTTATTATCCCCATGCCACACTTCGTAGTGAAGGCTAGGGCCAGTTACATTTCCCGATACACCTGTTTTACCAATAATGTCTCCAGCGTTTACCAAAGTTCCAATTGATACATCTTTACTACTTAAGTGAGCATAGATAGAAGACCAACCGTCTTTGTGTTCAAGAACAACAGCTTGACCATAATCAGCGCTAAGAACTTTTCCAGAAACAACACCTTCTTTAGTGGCATGGACAGGCGTACCTATGGGTGCGACTGTGTCAATACCTTGGTGTTTACCTCCTGTTGAATTCCAAATTCCTGAACTGTCTTCTACTCCATAACCTGCAGATACTAATCCGTAAGTACTTCCAGGTGCTGTTGCGCCTTTTAAAGGAGAACCAAAAATTGCATTTGTTTTTCCAAAATTATTTTTGTTGGTTGAACTTCCAAATCCAGGAGTACCACCGCCAATTGCAGCTCCGTACCCAGGTGTACCGCCGCCTCCGTCCACCATTCCTAAAGTAAGAATGTTAGTAAGGCCTCCTACAACATTTTGAAAACCTTGGAAGAAAGTACTAGCTGCTTTTTGTACGCCTCTACCGGCGTTTGTTGACATGCCGCCTTCAATAATGGCTTTATATTTTGCCATGCTTTCAATGATTGGTCCCATGGTGTCATTGAACGCTTTTACCATTTTTGCAGCAGTTTCTAATCCCGCTAGAGCATTTGCTTCAGAGCCTTGAAGAATTCCAGTTTGAGATTCGTTCATGCCCATTAAAGAAGTAGTTGGGTTTAAGTTATTGGCACTATTGTTAGCAGCATCTGGATTTTTGCCATTAGCAATATCCATCATATTGTTAGTTATAAGCTGTTGAGTATTTGGGTCAGTAATGCCGTACCCAGCTAACTGTGTTGGTAATGACCCATACTGAATTGAACGGTTTAGTTGTTGCGCAGTTGTGCCTGTGCCTCCAATAAACATACGTTCCATAAGCTGCTTAGACATGTTGCCCATAGAGAGTTGATTTCCGTTTTCATCTAACGTAGTCATACCCATGTTAAACATGTTGTTAGCAATGTCCATTCGTGACATTGATGTAATAGAGTTTGCAGCGGCAGAGTTTTCCATGCCATAGTTTCTAGCCGCTAGAGCAACTTGTTCTGCTGTTTGTGTGTATTGCGATGTTCCTGGCATAAAACCAGAATTTGCAAGGATATTAGAGACAACAGCGGGAGAACCAACACTGGTCATTCCACCACGCATAGCGTTAAACGTGGCGCTCTCTACTG